AAGGCCAACGCCAAGGATGCCTTTCAATGCTTTTCCGGTATCCATGTTGCCAAGAATGTAAATCGGGATGACAAGAAGCGCGACGGCTCCGGCTGCCCTTAACAGCGCATCGCCGTTTGCGTCAATCTTCTTGAAGAGCGCGGTAATGAGGAGCAGTTCGCCTGCAATCAATGTAAGAAGGCCGATGCCTTTCCATGCTTTACCGGCTTCCATGTTTGCCAACACAACAATGGCGGCAACCATGATGCCAATCGCGGCGGCAACCTTCAACAATGATGTGGCGAAAGAATCCTTGTGCTTTATGATTTGGGTGATTCCGCCGTTCTTGATCGTATCCTTGAGGAAATCGCCGAACCCGACAAGACCTTTTCCGATGGCTGAAAGCCCTTTTCCGATCTTACCAATACCGCTAATGGCGCTCAATAACTTCAATCCGGCGAAGATACCCAGCGCAGTTTTGATTAGACCGCCCCAATCCACGCCTTTGAATTTCTCAAACCATTGCGGAATGGTGATTGTAACAAAATCGGAAAAGAAAGCCTTGATCTTTTCCCAGCTATCGGTAACGAGATTCTTCAGCGATTCGCCAAAGGTAATCTCGCCTTCTTTTGGGGCGTTTTGTCCGCCGCCAAACAGGCTTTTTACACCCTCCCAAAGCTGCTTTCCAAGTCCTTTGATCTTCTCGATCGTCGGACCGCAGACTTCTTTTACTTTGTTCCAGACATCTTCAAAGAACGCGAATACTTTTTCAAGCCATGGCCATTTGGCAATAGCTTTCATTTTGAGGTTGGACAGGAAATCCGGGATTGTCTTCGTAAAAAGATTTGATATGAAAGCCTTTACATTCTCCCAGGCTTCGATCAGTTTTGGTTTAATCGTCTCAAACCATTCGCCGATCTTTTCGCCAAATGCGGAGAAACGGGCTTTCATCTTGTCCCATAGGTTTCCTTCGCCGCTGGTGTCCGCGCCAAAGAAGCTCTTAATGGCTTCCCAAAGCTTTCCGCCAAAGTCGGCGATACCGTTGATGATCGGCTCAAAGAACCCCCTGATGTTCTTCCATGCGGTTTGCAGCGTTTCGGAGTTCTTTACCCAATCAATAATGGATTTGCCCCAATCCTTGATTTTTCCAATGAACTCGGGGATCTTGCCGATGAACGAGTTAAACCAATCGCCGACCTTTGTGAAGATGCCGGTCGCTTTGATCTTCCCCCAGAGATTGGTGAAGAACGTGCCGATCTTCTTGATTCCTCCGACTACGAGGTCTCGGACAGACGCGGCCGCCGTTCCAAGCCCGTTTAGGATGCCTTGAAGCATCTCGGAGTTCTTGATCGAATCCCGAAGGCTCACAACCCAATCGCCAATCCCGGCGATAAAATCCAGGAATCCTCCGGCAGCTCCTTCGGTCATTCCGAGCAGCTTTTTCAAGCCGTCCCAGGCCCATCCGGCAGCGGTCTTCACAATATCCAATGCGGCGGCCACACCACGGAATACGCGACCGATTTTGCCCATCAGTTCGCTGTTCTCGGTAGCCGCTTTGATCTTCGCCGTGAAGTCACTGATCTTCTTCGTGATGTCGAAGAGCTGTTTACCGGTGGCTGGCGGAAAGAATTCCGAGAACGCGCCCTTGATGACGTTTGCTACGTTCTCCACGGAATGAACGATGTTCCAGAAGCTGCTAATCAGTTCATTTCGTCCGCCAAGGGCTTTCCAATCAGCGAGAATCGCGTTTCTGGAATCGGCGGACTTACCGATAATTGCGCCAAAGTGATCGCTGATGCTTGTCAGCAGTTCCTTCGCTTCTTCAAAGTCGCCGATGATATACTCCCAGCTCTGCGTCCAGCCGCTTTGAAGTGATTCTTTAAGCGTTCCGAACAGCTGGGTAAGCGTTTTGACTTCGGTTGCAGCCTTCGTTGCCATGTCGGCCAAGGCGATGATTTCTTCGATTTGTTCGCTCGAATACTTTCCGTCGGCAGCCAGAGAAGACCGCATCAGATTCTTGGCGGCCTCGATATCGGCTTCGCCGTTCTCCAACAAGAGATTGTTATCTTGAGCGATTTTCTCAAAGTCCATGGAGATTTGGCCCAGTGTGGCTGTCAGAATATCGCCGGAAAGCCAACCGGAAGAAAGACTGTCTCTGAACGATATCTGTCCGCTTTGCAGTTTTGCAAAAGTTTCCTTGGCTTCGTCGCCGACGACACCCATGCTCGAAGCGGTACGCATCAACGCTTTCTGGAATAGTTCGCCGCCCATACCGGCATTTACAACACTGTTCCAGTCCATCAACCGAACTGTTCCGGTAGATATAGCCTGGGAAAGCTGGTACATCGCCGTGCTAGCCTGTTGACTTGTCGAGCCGGATACGGCGGCAAGGTTTGCAATACCTTGAATGGAGCTGACGGATGTGTCCAAATCAACGCCGGCAGCGGTAAACTTGCCGATGTTATTGGTCATTTCAGTGAAGTTATAGATGGTTTTGTCCGCGTAAGCGTTCAGTTCGTCCAGCTTACCGTTGACAATATCCAATCTTTGCTGATCGGAATATCCTGCCTTATCCATCGCGTCGGATGTATTGGCCAAAATGGTCTGAATAGCGCCGATCTGCGTTTCATATTCGGTAAAACCGCTTTTTACCGGATCGACTGTTAGCGCGGAAACCATCCGTTTACCGGCGTTGTACGCAGCGTCGGTAATGTTTTGCAGTACGCGCATTCCGACGATGCCCATTACAGTAAACCGATCGCTGATCGCGGACACGCCGTCGCTGATGCCGGATAAGTTGAAGGAACGCCCGGCCTTTTCGAGACCGCTGAGCCCTTTGACCGCTTTATCAAAATCGAGCCCTTTCTTGAGCTCGTCTAACGATTTCACACTGGTCTGGATGCCGTTCTCAAACTGTTTATTATCAAACTGCATCTCGACAATTCGTTTGTCGATGTTCTGGCTCACGACGTTACCTCCTTCCACGCTTCATTCGCCATCGATTCAAAAATGGGACGGATTGCAGGGTTGACATAGTCGATTCCCTGCACGTATCCACCCGTTCCAGTACCGTGACCGTATTGCAAAATCAGCGCGATGTTCACGCCGTTGTTCACATTGCTGTTGGTCCAGTAGATGGAGTATCCGTTTCTTGTCTGAACAATCTCGTATCCCCACGACGCGGCAGTCTTTCCGGTTTCGGCGGGAGTCATGGAAGCGAGCGCATCTACGCCGGCTTTACCGTACTCCTCCAAAACACGGAGGTAACTGGCTTCCGTTGCTTTCTTGAAAAAACGCTCCGTATTCTTGAAGTTTCCGGTATGCTTAAACCGTATCAAGGCCCTCACCTCCGAGCAGTATTAACCGTGCGTCCCAAGCTTGCTCTTTCTGGCTGCGTTGAGGGCGCGGTTCTGACTGTAAATGTCACGTTTGCTCATCTTCTTCTGTGGCGCATTCTTCTCATTACATACGCGAATAAGCATAAGCAAACGGTTCAAATGCCATTTTTCACATTCAAACGGAATAGCAAGCGCTGTCATCCAATAGTAGATCAACTCGTTTGTGATGATTTGGCGAGATCCCTTTCGTCCAAAGGTCTCACGAATCGTGGTGGCCGTCATGGGCGCTTCGATATAATCGTTGATCTGCTTAAACAATGCTTCCGATAAATTCTGATAGATGAGCGGGTCGATTCCATCCTCTTGTGTCATGCAGCGAACATAATCGATGCACTCATCGATTGTCTTGTTGTCGCTTCCGAGAAATGGTTTTCTCCATTTTGACTCCCATTTGGATAAGGAGAGGAGCGAATGCTCCAGCGTAAGGGCAGTGGGTTTCGTATAAACAAACTCTTCCTTGCGCTCATTATAAAACTCCGTTCCCGGAATGATGATCTTGAGCATTCGCGCCCTCCTGTTCTTTCAAATTTAGTCGCCTGTAGATCAGTCCACGGGTACAAGCACAGGCGTGGCAGCCTCCACAGGAATGCTGTTCGTATCAAAATTCAATACGCCCGCAAAGAACTTCGAGAACTCGTCAGGGTTGTTCATGAACTCAATGAACAGGTCAGAATAAGCTTCCGTCTGCATAAACTCCT